CAACAAAGTAAAATAATTAAGTTTCATTTTAACCTCCTTTCCTTCGAATGCCTTAGCATTCGGAGGTTTACTTTAATTTAAACTATTTAGATTGACGGAGGGTTTCATATGTCATTTCCAGATTTAACGCCGACCTCAACGTTGTCGGCGATTACTTTACCCGAGACTTCAACTGATAGCGATGCTGATATCACAAGTTCGTTAGCTGTTGGATTTTACACAAGCGAAGCTTTTGTTTCCGGCGCAAAGGCTCAGGTCGCATACACATACAAACGATTGGGCGGAGATGTACTTGATATTGAGATCACAGCCAAGAACGTCTATAATCACTACGAGGAAGCGTGTTTAGAGTATAGCTATATCGTGAACCTCCATCAAGCTAGAAACTCCTTAGGAAGCGCCCTAGGAGGCCCTACAGGGTCTTTTGACCACAAAGGGACAGTGACTGGTACAGATGACGTTGCATTGAAGTATCCAAAGTTCCAATTCGATTATGCCTTCAGAAATGCAGACAAGTTTTCAACAGAATCGATGGTTGGTGGAACCGAACCATTGTACTCGGCATCTTTTGATGTTGTTAACGAACAGCAAGACTATGACCTTCAAAATATCGTTAGTCAATCTGCTGTCGATGACCCTACTCTGCCTTATGCTGGTATGGGCAACAAGCGAATTAAGATCAGACAAGTGTATTACATAACTCCTCGACAGATGTGGAGATTCTATGGATACTACGGTGGACTTAATGTTGTTGGAGACATGCACAACTACGGACAGTATGCTGACGACTCTACATTCAACGTTATACCTCCTTGGCAAAACAAACTTCAAGCGATCTCATACGAAGATCATCTTTACACACGAACATCTCACTACTCATACGAGATAAACGACAATAAGCTTAGATTGTATCCTGCACCTGACTCAGTCAGTGAAAGAAAATTCTGGTTTAGGTTCACAGTAGAAGACGGAAACAATGCATTCGACACAGGATCTTATGATTCAGGTGTAGATGGCGTAAACAACATGAACACATTGCCGATGGAGAACATTCCATTTGCGAAAATCAACTCAATTGGACAACAATGGGTCCGAAGGTTCTCACTAGCGCTCTCAAAAGAGACTCTAGGGCAAGTTAGAGGCAAGTTTGGAGGTAATGTACCCATACCGGGAGATAACGTCTCCTTGAACGCCTCAGACCTTCTCAGTCAAGCCTCTTCAGAGCAACAAGCATTGCGTGAAGAACTCAACAAGCAACTCGACGAGATGTTATACTCCAAGATTGCGGAGACAGACAAGGGAATGGTTGAGAACATGGACGCAATTGTTCAGAAAGTTCCGTTAAAAATCTTCGTGGGGTAAATAAATGTCTAAATGGGAAAGACCATCGCAACCACCTGCTCCTTTGTTTCTCGGAGAGAAGGAAAAGAACCTTGTAAAGCAGGTAAACGATGAAATTATCGAGAGAGTTGTTGGACAACAGGTCCTTTACTTTCCGATTGATATCGAAAACACAGAGTTCCATCCATTATATGGAGAAGCAATCCAAAAAAACTTCTTACATCCAATTAGAGTGTTTGCTCTTGTATCATATAACGGCGTCGAAACAGCAGACTTAGAAAATATCGCATTAGATAAGTCAACCAAGATTACCGTCAACTTCCACAAGAGAAGATTGACCGAAGACCAAAACTTATTTGTCCGAGAAGGTGACTTCGTAAGATTTGGTCCTATCTATTATGAAATAGTAAAGTTAAATGAGCCAAAGCTTCTTTTTGGACAGCCAGAAAGTCGCTTTGAAATCTCAGCGGACTGTATAAGAGCAAGAGACGGATTATTCAATGCAGAATGATAACAAAGTACCTTCAACACCATCTACCTTAGAGAACATAGACACGGCGGTATTTCGCTTTGTCGATGAAACTCTCAATCCTTGCGTTACCACAAACAAAGGTATCGAGAAGGTAAAGATACTATGGCTTGGTTCAGAGAGAGCGTTCCAAATAAAGAACAACAAAGAACTAAGAGATAGTGTTGGAAAGTTAAGACTTCCCTTGATCACAATCGCTCGAACATCTTTATCAAAAAACGATGATTTCAAAGGATCGGTTCAATCTGAAGAGCTGGCTGATGATAGAATTCAAGTAAGAAGAGTTATAAAGCAAGACAAGACTCAAAACTTTCAGAATGCAGACCACAGAAGAAAGACTGGTGACTTCACTGGTCCTACTACAACAAAAAAAGTTGTATATGAAACAGTTAGTATTCCACGACCTGTGTATGTATCTTGTGTCTTTGAAGTGTTCATCCGTACTGAGTATCAACAACAAATAAATCACATTCTTCCTCTCTTTATTTCTGAGAGACGACGAAACTTTATCGTTGAAAACAACGGCTATCGCTACGAGGCTTTTATTGAATCTGATTTTGGAATCACAAGCTCCGGTAATCTCGGACAAGACGAGAGAATGTTCACAGCCAAAGCTACAATCAAGATCTTAGGTTATCTCACAGGGAATGATCACAATGATGATGAACCTTTCATTCAAACAAAAGAGTCAATTGTGGAAGTAAAGATTTCAAGAGAAAGGGTCATTGTAGGAGACTCTAAGCCTTGGGACAAGTCAGGTGAGAAATTCAGAGATTTATGACTTTGGTCTTTTATTTAACTATTTACTAGGAAAATAAAATTTTAATAGGAGAAAATTAATGCCTACCAAGTTTGACTTTGTGTCTCCCGGTGTTCAACTGCGAGAGATCGACCAATCACAACTACCACCGGTACCAGAAGAAGATGGATTGCTTCTTATCGGTAGATCAAGAAAAGGCCCCGCTATGAAGCCAATCAAGGTTAATAGCTTGGAAAACTTCATTGATGTATTTGGAAGACCAATGGACGGCGTTAAGACCCAAGATCCTTGGCGTGAAGGAAATACCGGAGCTCCTTCATATGCTGGTTATGCAGCGCAAGCCTATTTGGCTGCAGGTGTTGGCCCAGTAAAGTTTGTTCGTTTGGCTGGACTCGAAAAGTCCAATGCAACAGGTACAGACAAGGCTGGTTGGAATGTCCCACAAGACGATCTATCTAGCGCTATCACTAATGTTGCAGATGTCGAGTCTGCTGTTGGTATCTTTGTCGCTCCAAACACACCAGCGACTGGTGATGCCGCTGTTGCAGAAATCGCAGGTGTTCTTGGCGGCGCACTCTCTGGAGGAAAAGAGTTTACTTTGACCAACGCTGCTGGTGTTACGACAACTTACGTCATTAATGGCGGTGGAGACTTCGATACACAACCAGGTGGCGCCGCTGGTACAAGGATCGACATGTTCGTCCAATTCGCGACTACCGTTGCCGATGTCTGTGAGGCTTTAAGAAAAGTAATTAATGCAACCACAAATGCAGATATGACTGCTACCGATGACGGCGTTACAGTTACCGTTACTCAATCTACTTTTGGAACCGCTGGTAACGTATCGAACTCCGATACTGGTACTGGTCTTTCTATTGACTCAGCTCCATTCGAAAATGGAACCGACAACCCGTTGTCTCTAACTGGTACTCTTGCTGCAATTCTCTACATGAGTGCAAGCAATATTACATTGTTCGGTACAGGTCGTAACGGAGCACCTATCGATAAAAAAGGTGCAACGGCTGTTATTAAAGGAACAGGTGGTTGGACTGCTCATATTAAAGATGGTACAAATCTGGAAGAATACAAATTTAATTTCGACCCAGCATCACCAAACTTTATTAGAAACGTCTTCAATACAGACGCTACAGAATTTGCAGATGGTACCGGTCAATACAATATGCACTACTTCTTGGGTGAATCTTTTGAGCACGCAGTTGCTAGATTAGACGATTCAAATGATCTCTTTGCTTTCACAGCAGCTATTCGCAATAGTGACAACGGAAAGTTTACCGACTTTCAATCAGAAGCTACAGCAGCAAAATCTGGTTGGTTCATCGGCAAGAAGCCAGCAAAAAAGAAATTATTTAGATTGATCGCATTAGAAGAGGGTTCTGACTTTCACAAAAACTACGTTGTAAGAATCAAAGACCTTCGCCAAGGTACAGCTACAAAGCCAAACGCAACATTTTCTCTAGAGATTGCTAGCGTTGGAATGTCTGCTTCTCAATATGTCGAGAAGTTTTCAAACTTAACTTTGGACCCTAGCGATGTAAACTATATTGAAAAAAGAATTGGAGACCTAAACCAATCTTGGAACGGAACAAAATTGATTACCACAGGTAAGTACAACAACAACTCTGATTTAGTTAGAGTTGAGATGGCGACAGCCATTGCAGTAATTGGATCCGATCTTCCTGTTGGCTTCGTTGGACCAGCAACATCCGTTGCCTCAACACCAATAGCTGAGAGCAATACAGATGCTTCTAATAACTGGATTTTCGGTAAAGATTCTCTACCAGATGGTAATACTTCAAACTTGGTTGAAGAACTCATTGCTGGAGATACCTTAACCATTACATATCCACAATACGGACTATCGGTAACAGGTAGTAACGTTAGAGATGGAGACTATGGATCCACTGCATTGCTTGGACTTTCTTATGCTGCTCAAAAGGGTGATGAAAACTTTGGAGATCTTGGATTGTTGAGAGCTGGTTCTGACTTCCAACCTCACTTAGCAGAAGGTGATGCTCTGTCTGGTGCATCATTCGTATTCACTTTGGACGAAGTTAAAAAATCAAATGGTAAATATTATTTTGAATCTGGATCAGCCACTTCAATCATCGACACTCTTATCGACACCGATGGTGTTAAGCAATTTGTTGCACCATTCTTCGGTGGTTTTGACGGACTTGATATTAAGTTGCAAAACCCATTTAACAAAGCACGATTGAATGATGCAGACTCATCAGCTCAATTCTCAATGGAATCTGCTTTGAACATGGTTGCAGACAGAGACGTTATTCGTTACGACTTGATCTCGATCCCAGGTGTTACCAACCGCTCAGTAAATCAAGACTTGATTTCACAAACTGAAGCTCGCGGTGATGCACTCGCAATTATTGATATTGAAGGTGTATTCTCCCCAGCTGTTGATAATGGAGACACCTCAGATACTCCACAATCTATTAGCGAGGTTGTAAAAGAAATCAACGATGCTGGATTGGACAGTTCTTATGCTGCGACTTATTATCCAAATATTCGTTTGTCTGATACTTTAAACGGAAACGGAACTGTTATCATAGCTCCTCCATCAGTAGCAGCCCTAGGCGCAATTGCTAAATCAGAAGCTGACTCTCAGCCTTGGTTTGCACCCGCAGGTTTCCAAAGAGGTGGCTTAAACCCTCTTGGTGGATCTGGTGGACCTGCAGTACTAGGAACTATCGAACACCTCACTAAAGCTGATCGTGACTCTCTATACGAAGTAAATATCAACCCAATCGCACGTTTCCCTGCTACAGGTGATACCGTGATCTTTGGCCAAAAAACTCTCCAACAATCAGCATCCGCTCTTGACCGAATCAATGTTCGTCGCTTGATGAACTATCTCAAGAAAGAGATTGGAGATATCGCTGATACAATCTTGTTTGATCAGAACGTTCAAGCAACTTGGAATCGTTTCAAGTCTGCAGCAGATCGTGTTCTTTCACAAGTTAAATCAGAGTTTGGCGTTACCGAATACAAACTTGTTCTTGACGAGACAACAACAACACCTGACCTTCAAGATCGCAATATCTTGTATGCGAAGGTATTTGTTAAGCCAGCCCGCTCAATCGAATTCATCGCAGTTGATTTTGTTATCACACAAAGCGGCATAGAACTATAATCAACACTAATTACAGATAAATAGGAGAATTACATTATGTCATTTTGGACCGAAGCAACATCAGAGCCTAAAAGAAATTTTAGATTTCAAGTAGCCATCACTGGGTTTGGAACTGAGAGCGTCGTTTGGTGGGCAAAAAACTTTAAGCCCCCATCATACGATGTTAGCGAGACAACGCACGATTTTTTAGATAACAAGTATTACTTTCCCGGACGTTTGACTTGGCAGGATTGCACATTATCGCTAGTAGATCCTGTTACTCCAAACGCTGTAGCTTTAACAAACCAAATTATTCTGAACTCGGGATATAAAGTCAAAGGTAAAAACAATCTACAAAGTCCACAGACTATGAGCAAAGCAGGTGCCGTTGGAGCTGTTGGATCTGTTATCACAACAATATTTAATGCCGATGGTAATGAAATTGAGAAGTGGACACTTCAAAACGCTTTCCTTAAGGGAGTTACTTACTCAACACTAGACTATTCTAATGATGACTTGAGAACAATTGACTTGACTTGGCGTTATGACTGGGCCGAATGTGATAATCCAGACGAAGCTAATACTGCTTTCCGAGATCAATTTAGAGTTCCACCAGCAAATTAATAGAGGTTAAGCATGTCTTTTTGGACACAGTCTAATATCGAACCTAAAAGAAATTTTAGATTTCAAATAATTTCTGATGGTTGGGCTCAAACAAGCGACGCCATTTGGTATTGGGCAAAGTCGATTGATAAGCCATCTTTTGATGTTTCAAATAGTGAATACCAACTCATTAACCATAAGTTTAAGTATCCCGGTATTGTGACGTGGAAGAATATTCAAGTCACCCTTGCAGATTTTGCAGATGGAGGGTCTCCAAATGCTGGTCAATCACTTCATGAAGAACTGATTAAGATGGGATATGTCCGACCAGATCAAGACACTCCAATGAAAGGTATTGCGAAAAACGATCCAAACCAGAATGATTCAGCAGTGAAAGATTTAGTCATCCAACACCTCGCTGCGGATGGTGATAACATAGTAGATCAATGGACCCTCAGAGGAGCATTTATAATTTCAGCGACGTATAGCAAACTTGACTACTCAAATGATGATATATCTGAGGTTACATTGGAAATAGCGTACGACTATGCAGATTATGGAACTGGTGGCGAAGAAAGACTTGATAGACTGAGATCGAGAAATCCTCAGCCACAACCTGGTGTCCCGATTGAACTATAATAACATACTGGAGGTATAATGGGAAGAAATTCCGACCGTCTTGGAAGAGACAATAAAGCAGAGCCAGCAGAGGCTCCACCAACAATGAGTCCACTAAATTTTGTGACTCCAACAGAACTCGTTGACCTCCCATCAAAGGGACTAGGGTATCC